ATCGAGACCATGCAAGTGTGCGAGGACTCATCTGGCCTGCTGATGGATGCAATCACCGCGCTGGCCATGGCTGGCCGCCGCAACCTGGCTGGAGCTGCGATCAGGCTGGACGGTGCTGGTATCCAGGCCGTTCGTGCTGTGCTGGAGGATTACGCCGCGCTGCTGGATGTGCTGTCTGCACGCACCATGATTCGCTGCCACCGCCTGACCGAGAAACGCCTGCATGAGCTGCTGGATGGAAAGCGCAGACCGCATGACGTGGAGATCACTGCGGTCTAAGGGTTTGTCCTAAGTTGGAGATTGTGGGAAATAGTGTGGTAAGATGTGGGCATCGCAACAACCAAACCGGAGTAACCGCCATGGCACACCAAATGCACCTCAACAAATCAGGCAGTGGCTTCACCAGCCGCACCGCTTGTGGCCGCAACATTTTGCGCACCCCAATGAGTACCGATTGGGAAAACTTCAAGATGGAAGCGCTTGCATACCGCTGCATAAAGTGCGTTGCAAGCAAGCAGTTTGAAGTCAACACGCGCATGGACGCACGTAAGGCCGCAGCTTAATCAACCGGGGCCACTGGCCCCACCTTTTAGGAGAACGACATGAAGAACAACACAACACCCCGAAACTTTGCAGACTGCACCTGGGTGCAGGGTTATGGCCGCCCAGAGCCGCTTTGGGAGCGAGTGGCTGGTTATGCCTTGGCTTTGGCAATTGGTGTCGGCATGGCCGCATTGCTGGTGGCATGGTGGTCGTCATGAAGACGATCTGGATTAAACCAAAGCCACTGACCCGCTGCCAAATACTTGGCGTGTGCCAGTCCAAGATGTCACCAGCCTGCTTGAAGGGATGCCGAAAATGAGCTGCATGAACACCATGATGATGAACAGCCGCCAGGATGATGAGGACGAGGCCGAAAGCCTGTACTTTGCAATCGAGGCGCGAGCTGCTGAACTGCTGACGCATGGCGAGGCGTGTGACCCGCTGGATGGCTTCAACATCTGCGAGGCTTATGGAGCAGCCACCACCAACGAAAAAATGGTCATGGCCAAGATGCTGGCCGAGCGCAAGTTTGACCAGGCTGGGATCTTGCTGGACATGATAACCAGGGCGTATTGGGCAAAGATGGCCGATGAGATGGCCACGGAGGAGCTGACATGATTCGAGAGATGTGCAATTGGGTGAGAAACGCCTACACCACGCCAAGCGCTGAGGCGCTGGCACTGCGTGAGCTGGAGGACTGCAAGCGCAGACTGCTGGAGGCCCAGACAGCTCGTGAATACGCTGAGTCCATGTGCAAGTACCGCGAGGCCCAGATCAAGCGTTTGACGACCTATTTGCACAAGGCCACCGAGGAGCAGTCATGAAGTGCGGTTTGCTTTTGGCTGCACTGCTTTGCTGCGGTGCACATGCACAGCAAGGATCCGTTCTGTACACAGGTCAGGAGCTGCACTCAAAGTTCAGCAGTGACCGCGCTACGGCTTTGGCCTACATCGCAGGAGTTGCTGACTCGCAGTCGGGTATCACGATCTGCATCCCTCCGGGGCAAGTAACGCTGGGGCAGATGGGGGATATGGTTAAGCAGGCTCTGGAGCGCGTGCCTTCAGAGCGGCATATGTCTGCCGACATCTACGTTCAAGTTGCGCTAGAAAACCGTTGGCCCTGCGCGAAGAAGGGAAGGGGCGTATGACTGATTGCAAACACCGCTGGCTGTTGACCCCATCGCCACACCGCACCCAGTACCACTACCAGTGCGCCCGATGTGCCCAAGTGGCATGGGCCACGCTTAAGGAGCCGTCGTGAACTGCTGCGACGAATTTGGAAATTGCAACCAGGGCCGAAACTGCCCTGTGCGTGTGGCCAGGGTCGGCAAGAAGGTGCACGGGCCTGAGCTGTTGCCGCAGTCTGTGTGGCGGTACATGCTCAGGCGTGCTGCCTGGTGGTTTGTCATGGGCATCCTGGGGATGCTCTGGCTGGCCTTCTTGGTGGCCTGCGCTGCTGTTTATGCGTAAGGTCTGGTGCCAGCCTTGTATAATGCGTCTATATAATAGGAGCAACCATGCAAAGAACCGACAATCACTTTACAAGAGATCAATTACAAACATTGTTTTATTACAAGGATGGGCAGCTATATTGGAAGCAAACAAAAGGTCGGCGTGTTGCCAACACTTTAGCTGGAACCAAATCTCATCACTATTGGCAAGTAGGCATTGATTATGTGATTTACAGAGTACATAGGCTGATTTGGATCTACCATCACGGCGTTTCGGTGGGGGCCATCGATCACATTAACGGCGATACATTCGACAATAGGATTGAAAATTTACGCGAATGTGATTTATCTCAAAATCAATATAACCGCAAAATTTCCAAAAATAACTCATCTGGCATCAAAGGTATTAGCTGGAGCAAACAAAAAAACAAATGGCGAGCTCGAATGATTGTTGATGGGAAAGACTGCTGCATCGGTCATTTTGACGATTTGCGAGATGCCGAGAAGGCTATACATTCAAAACGTATAGAACTTCACGGTATTTTTGCCAGGAATTATTAAGTGAACTGCCGTGTACCCATGCGGTCAATGATCAGCGCCTGCTTGCGGGGGCTGGTGTCTTCGCTGTTGGGGATGCTGATGTGCGTCCAGCGGTCAAACTCGCGGATGACCTGATCGTAGCCAATGCCACTGGCGACGATGGCCTTGACCACTTGGTCTGGTGTCATGCCTGGCACTTTGAAGTCGGCAGCGCAGCCGATGCGGTGCTGGCTGGTGTCCTTACTGCCCACGGCATCGTTGACCTTCTTTGTTCGCAGACCTGACGAGATCATGATGGGCTTGCCACCAATGACCACTTTGACCTGCTCCAAGAAGTCAGCAAGCCTGGTGAGGTTGGCCAGCTCTTGATCGTTGGGGCTGTTGTCCCAGCCGTTGCGCTCGGCGGTCTCGCTGGCCGTAAGCTCTTCGAGGGTGAAGTTGGGTGTTAAATTCATTTCACTGGCCCTGCTTTTGAAAGAAGATCGGTCTTGGCTTGCGACCCTGCGCTAGAGCCAAAATAATACGCAATGATGCCGGTCCACGCTGTGCCCAAGCTGCCCAGCATCATCAGAATAGCCGGGTTGTTGCTGTCGATCTGGTTGAAGAACATCATCACCATGATGCCAAAAAAGCCAACGGTCACAGCGCCAGCCAAGATGGGAGGCATCATCGACCTGGTGGTGGCCTGCATCTCCCGTGCCGACTTGCGATCCTCGACTTCCAGCTTGGCAAAGTTCAGGCCAAGTTCCTGCGCCTGCTTCTGGAGCTCGATCTCGGCCAGCTTGACCTGGGCGATCTGCTCGGCTGACAGCTTGTTGTTGGCTATCATGTCCTGAACCTGGTCAGGTTCCACGCCAACGGCCTTGGAGATGGCCGAGACCGCCATGCCTGCCAAAGGGCCGCCAAGCGCCGTAGCGATGGTGGGTGCGATTTGTTTGAGCCAATCCATATCAGTTCCCTCTTTTAGTCAACATTGTGCTGGCGATCTCCAGCATGAATTTGGTCTGCTGCAAGTCCTCTGGTGGCTGTAGCCATCCGACTGTGATCTGGCCAACAAAGCGGTGGCTGTCTGGTGGCACGCTCACACGGCATGTGAAGGCCACGCCTTTCTCAATGTACCAAAGACCGACCTCTGACTGCGCGTAGCGGTAGTCGCCGCACGGTATCTCGTTGGTCATGAGCTTGACGACATCGCTGTTGTTGGATGAATTCTGGCTGAACAGGCCGACGTCAATGTCCTCGATGCTCTTGTCGCGCCCGTCTTTTGTGTATGCTTTATACAACACCCGAGAGTTGAACAACGGGTTCACCTTGAAGATAGCAACCACCGATGCGCCGGTATGCTTGAACAACAAAGAGCTGGCCTCGTCTGCCCTGGCTGTGTTGATCTCTGGCAGCTTCTTGGACTCCTTGTAAGCATCCAGCATGAAGGTCTGGTTCTGCCAAAGGAAATACCCAGCAAAGGCCACCACGCCCATGATGAGGATGGCAAACAGCTTGAAGGGCGAATCCACGTAGGACAGCACCTTGTCGAGCGTGGTGTTGGCATTCAGCTTGTCGTCGCTCATCGCAGGTGTTTCATGTAGATGACGAAACCGCCGACCATCAGGCCAGCCAGCACGATGGTTGCCATTCCAAGGGCGATGTACTCGGTCAACTGTGCGAGACGTGCTGCTCTACGGGCCTTCTCGCGTTGGGCTGCTTCTTTGGCTTCTCTGCGCTTTCTTGCAGCAGCGGCTTGGAAGTTCTGCCAGTCTCCCCACATGCCGGGTCTGCCAGCGTAGACCATGCGCTCACGCAGTTCTTCTTCCTGCTGCTTGAGTTGCTCAAGAGCCATAAACTCGGCCAAGTCAGAGCCGCCACCTTTCTTGGTGGCATTCTCCTGGATCTTGGCCTTGTTGTCAAAGTAGTCAAAGACGCGAGAGCCGAGCTGGTGCAGCTCCTTGCCGTTTGCCAGTGCGCCTTTGATGACTGCGAAGGCT